GCTCTCCGGCCGCGCGAATCTCTTTGTACCCACTCCAGCCGTGCCGCGTCAAGCGCAGCTCCGAGGCGGCACTGCTCGAGCGGCTCGGCGGCAGACCGAGGGAGGCTTCGCTGAAACGGGGCTCGCGAGGGATTGCGGCACTGTCGACCGCGAAGCCGTTCTGCGGCACGGGTGCCGCCTTCGGTCGCGCCCCATCGCGAGCGCCACGAGGCCGTCACGCAGCCGAGCCCGAAGTGTCGTCAGCGATCGAAGGCGGCAAAATCGCCGGCTGAGCCCTAGCATTATTCTCGTCTCGCCGGTAGCGTCGATCAACCTGGTGTCTGGTCGATCCGAGCGAGAGATTTGCTCGGTGGCGGAAGCGAGGTGGCTAAATTCCAAGTAGATCCCTGATATTTCACAGTTAGAAACGGGAGCGCAATCGCGGGTGTTTCGCTCCTTGCTGATTCGACGCGAGATGTCGCCTCGCGCGCGATTCCCCTTTGGGCAGGCCGGCGTTCGAGATCTCTCAGCATCAAAGATTCAAATCCGTTTCACTGATGAGCATCCGGCGCCCGTCGGTTGCGTCCACATAATGGGCCTCCTCACAAGGCATCTCCTTACCGCGGGGGGCCTCGTATCCTGCCTTACTGTTGCGTGACCCAGATTTTGATTTCATCCGGCTTAGGAGCCTCGACGGTCTGAAGACGGGTATTTAACATTCCGTAAACCAATCGTCGCTCCCAGCGACTTCCTCCACCTGGTGATCGAATTCGGCCGCCCGGAGCGCCTTGATGAAAACCTCCACCAAGCTGGAAAGCTCGGTTGCTTCGCCCGGTGTCACCTCGCCAGCAGCCGCCGCAGCTGTGAGCATTGCTATCGCACTGGCTGCATCATGAGTCGATCGAAGTGCCGGCAATTGGATGCGCACAGACCTCTCGCCCCGCGGCGGCCGACGTGCCTTGAGCAGTGCTAGGAGCACGCTATCTGAATAGTGCTGGACCATGATGGGTTTACCGTCATCGTCGCGAACGAGTTTGCCACCACTGACGAGCGGCCTGGCGACGCCTTCCATCGCGCGCCGATGCGCCTCCTCTTCGAGCTTATCGGTCGCGATCTCCTGGGCTTCGTCCCATGCTGCGGCAAATGCAGTATCCGTTTTCCGGAGCTCGTAAACACGGGTCCGGCTGGTTCTGGCTTCGGCGACCGCGGCGGTCACGCTGCCAGTATCGGCCAGAGCCTCGAGAAAGCGCGCCTGCCGCGCTTCAGTTAGCTTTAGCTGTTTCATCGGACGTACCACATCTCCGCCGGCTCGCCGGCACCTATTGCGTGGGTGATCATGTCGGTGATGTCAGTCTAGTTAGACACCACGGGTTCAACGATTAAATCCGGGCTGTCGACCGTGAGCCTCGCGGTGAGGCGGTCGGGTGAACTGGCCAAGCGTCGGACGCTCGGCAAACTTCTTGTATTGGCTGAACCCGAAAAAAATCACAACCCTTGAACCTCGCCGCCGCACTGCACGAGCCGTTTTGTGAAGCAGTGTGGTTGGCGCACCGTGCAAAGCACGGGTCGCCTTCCAACCGATCTCGTCTCGCCGACATATTGTCGCCCAATCGACCGATGAGCCACGCGGCCTCAAATCATTGCGTGGTCGCTCTGCGTCTCCCGCACCTACGCTAAACCTGGCTTGGTCGAGATCAATGAATTTCAGCGTGTTATGGCTGATTCCGGAACACGCGGGACACCCGACGCGCGCGCGTGATGGGACACCGAACCGCCTGGGTCCGCTACTGGGCAGACAGATCTCTGATCGTGGGCGTCCGGCAGTTCCGACGATTGCACCGGGCGTGGTTCGGTGGCCACTGCCTTTAGTCTGCACGATCGTACCCATATTCTCGGACAATGGGCGAACTCGTTGCCGTTGAAAGAGGTAGATCTCACACCCAAGGCCGGGCTTATCTGATCCTGGCTGGCAAAGCCCACGGGCTCGCCAGCAATCAAAGAAGGCTCCAATGACATCAAAAATGCCCTCTTAAGTATCGCCAAATGAGGCGCAGCGGATTTTAATCGGAAATCAGCTAAGAACGATACACGAACGTATTGGGTTTGTCAATCGATATTCGACTCGAAGGAATCAGTGTTCGTTGCTCGGCCTTTAATAATCGAGAATTGTCGGCGGATGTCATTTCGAAAATGGTTGAATATAAATGACATGTTTCTTGAAAATGATTTGAATTTTATTGACATGAGTAGTTCTTACGAATAACTTGTCTTGTAAAGATCGTTATCGAGGAGAAAAGCGATGGGCCTGCGCAGCGACGGGGAGTTACTCAAGGCCCCGCCCGGAGATCCGCGGATCGGCCAAACCACTAGATCCATTTCGTCGCTGAACGAGGCATGGTCCCACACGCTCGACAGATGTGTGTTCGATACCTCAGTGAGCGAGCTTACCTTGCCTCTTATGCGCAACTGCTTTTTTGGCGGAGCCATGCATGCGGTACTGTTACTGCAGAGCGGTTACGGCGATCGGCTCGCCGCCGATATTGCTGGCTTCATCATGAAAGAGCGCAAGTCGTGATTCCAAAGCCGTATATTTACGTATTGACCCCGGATGCCGGACGAAACGATGGCGCAAATGGAGTTTGTCGATGCGCTCCGCGTGATGCCGAGATTGGGGAAAGCTTCTGCGGGCCGCGCGTGTCGCTTTTAGTCACAGAATAGTTTCGAGGCGGAACACCGACGGGCGGGACAGCTTCAAACATCGAGCCATGCTGAATGCCAGCCGGAGAAGAAGGAGTTCTCTAATGGAGAATCAGGCTAGCCTGTCGCGACAGACCGAGCAGCGGGAACAGCCGGTTGAACGGCGCCCGCCCGCGCCAGCATCGGACAGCCCTTCCAGAGTCTTGGTGTTAATCGAAAAAGTGGCGCTTGATCCCCGCGCCGATGTCGAAAAGCTCGAACGCATGATGTCTATGTACGAGCGCCTCAAGGCAAAAGAGGCCGAGCTTGCATACAATGCTGCAAAGGGCCGCATCCTAAAAAAGCTCGCCGACATCAACATCGTCAAGAATCGACCCGTTCTACCCGAGATCGACAAAGGAACGCCGAAAAGGGGTGTCTTAGAGGCGTTTAAATACGCCCCTCTCGAGGAGATTAACAAACATCTACGGCCGCTTTTAGCGGAAGAGGATATGGATCTTTCATATTCCGCCGAACCTGGTGAGGGTGGCGACATCCTGATCCGAGGCCGTTTGAGGCACCTGTCGGGCGGCCATTACGAAGATTTCTTTATGCCGGCGCCGCCCGACACCACCGGCGGCAAATCCAATGTACAGGCAGTGGGGAGTACCAATTCTTTTCTGCGCCGCTACGTCGTGTGCAACATCTTTAACATCGTGGTTGTCGGGGATGATGACGACGGAATCGGAGGAACGATTGACGAGGCCCAGACCAAGACAATTCTTGAGCTGCTCAGAAAGGCAAAAGTCGGTGTCAAGTTTCTGAAATATATGAAGGCCCAGAGTGTGGAGGAAGCCGGTTCTCTCGAAGCCGCCGTAGCGACGATTGCAGCGCGGGACTATCGCAAGGCCATAAGTACTCTAGAGGAACAGATAGGTAAGGCGGAGGCCAGGCGTGCCCATTGTTTATCATGACGTGAGGCAGTACTCGGACGAGTATGACCGCCTCAAGCTGGGAATCCCAACAAGCTCGCATTTTCACAAGATCATGACGGCCCAAGGCAAGCCGTCGAAACAGTGGCGGGAATACGCCTGTCTCCTGATTGCTGAGCGGATACTGCAGCGAAAAATCGAGTTTTATCATTCTCCGGCAATGGAGCGGGGCTTGATCGTCGAGGCCGAGGCAGCCGATTGGTACGAATTCGATCAAGATGTGACGGTTCAGAGAGTGGGCTTTATCACCGACGATAATCACAAGTTGGGATGCAGTCCTGATCGGCTCGTTGGCGACCAGGGCCTGCTGGAAATTAAGGCACCGCTACCGCACACCCAGGTCGAATACTGGATTTCCGGAGAAGTCAATGAACGCTTCCGGCCTCAGCTGCAAGGTCAGCTCTACATATCCCAGCGAAGCTGGGTCGATATTCTATGCTGGCACGACGTGCTCCCAAAAGTGGTCATGCGAGTTGAGCCCGATGAGCAGTTCATCAAGACCCTCGACCGCGAGCTGCAGATCTTCAATCTCTTTGTCGAAAGCGTCATGGAAAAGATCCGCGCCACGTATGAGATGCCGGTCCCACAAGCGGGATTGGCATTGAAGGCGGCGCTGCGAGCGAGTCTGGAGATTATCCCGTGACGGAGAAGGGAAATCTGATGGAAGGTGCGGCTGACTCAGTACGGTGACGACGGTCGCCGGCAATCCCGCGCCCTACAAGACGTTTGCGGACGCCATGGGCGACATTGTGTCAGACCTTCCAAAGGAGGTCGGCCGGGTTCACCTGGCTTCGCCGATCGAATTTACACTGAGCCGGAAAAAGAGCGTTCTGACAATTCCTACGATCAATGCCCGCCCCCCGCATCCCCCGCACCATAGCGCGCACCAAGGCAAAGCCTAACTTGCGCAACCGAGTGGCGCATTTGGCTTTTGTCCGTCTGCTTCCCTGCGTAGCCTGCGGTAAAGCAGCGCCATCGGATGCCGCCCATGTGCGTACCGGAACCGATGGTGGTACAGGAATGAAGCCGGGTGATCGCTACGCCGTTCCTCTATGCGCCGCCTGTCATGCGAAACAGCATCACGTTGGCGAGCTTACCTTCTGGTCCACACTCCGCATCGACCCTGTCAACGTGGCTTTACGGTTGTGGACTATATCGGCCGATGTCGAGGCCGGGGAACGCACTGTCTTTCGCGCACGCCAACGGATCACTCTGGCGAAGGCATTAGGGTGAGAGACATACCATCCATTATTCCAGAACAAATCTTCGCGGCTGCCCTCTGCGCCGGGCATAGATGCGGCCGCATTGTGTGGTCAGCGATGCCAGCCCTTCATTTCGCAGACGGCAACACGGGATGGTCTCTGTGACGACGGCGACGCCACTTAATGTTGGCAGCGTCGGTCGCCCTTCACCTTTTCATCAAGCGGTCATCAGTAAGCAAACCGGCTCTCTGCGATGTCTTCGCCCGCCCGCTATACGCTCGGCAACCGGTTGCCTTTAGAAAAGGGAAAGCGATCTATGCGACCTTTGGCGACGAGCTGGTGGTGAGAGAAGTCGCGCTCTCAGCGAAATTCTGGAAACCGCAGATACGGTCTCGCTTTATATGCGGGGCGGTGGCAGGTGGGCA